ACCTTTCTTATTGAGGTGGCCGCATACGCAGGCGCATTGTTCTGGTTGTTGTAGTTTGATCGCGTTGAGTTTGAGATGTGCGAGCAAAAATAAGTCCCGGTGATCCTTGAGTTCCGCCTGTTGCTTGAAACTTAGGATCGCCATAAACCATTTGATAGAAATCAGCAGCTCTTTTATTTAAATTGAAATCGAACTTAGCAAGTCTCTCTGCTACACAAACTTCAATTATATCTTGCCAAGAGTTTGGAAGTAAAATAGGATCAGTTCCTGCTGTTCCAGTTCCTCTATTTGGAAAAGGATGTTCTTTTTGATACCTTAAATAAACATAATAAAAATTAGCTTGGTCAGGTTGCATGGCGAAATAAACATTTCCATCATGCCTAGTCCAATAAGTTGGAGGACCAAGTTGGTTCATTAAAATTTCTAAATCATTTATGGATTTATATTTTAATTGAAAACCAGTATTAGCTTGGTTAACAACTGGAGCACCTTGATAATAGCAGAAGAAAGAATCAAACTTATTAAGTTCTAATCCCGCATCTCCAGCTTGCTGGAAATTTGAATATATATAGGGTCCAGCTTTATATTGCGTAAGGGCAATTGTTGGACCAGTTATTTGTAATCCCGGAAAAGGATAGTTTTCACTAAGTTCCAGACAAACTTTAGCCGTATGTTCCCAACAACTTGCCTGTGGGATAATTCTTCCAGAGAAGTAGTTAGGCATGTTGGTATAAATTGTATTTACAGTATAACTCCAAACAGCCATTAGAATATCTCCACAGTTACATTAGCATTAGTGACGGTGCATTTTAATGAGATAAAGTTTTCATCCGGCACAGAAGTTCTATAAACATCGCACGCTTGATCTTTATCAAGGAGTTTAAATCCAATAGGCTGGCGTAATAAGCCATGGTTTATTGTGACTGCTCCGGTTGCATCAAACTGATATTGACCATTTGTTGTTCCATTTGCACCAATTCTATAAATTACATTATCTATATTGTCATTTGCAAAATCACTAAAACAACCTGTAGAATCTTTATCTCCGGTAGGAACTCCATAGGTTAATCCTCCATCGAGAACTTTAAAAACACTCTTTGACATGCGAAGATTACCTTCTGGAGTTTTAATAGCGTGCATTGAAGGATTAACTGGTTTTGCCATTATAACGGCCTCTGGCTAACATCAACGCCACCTAGAAGAACAATCTTTCCAAACTGAATGCTATTTTTTCCACTATCATGCGTTAGTGGAACATTGATAGTCAGTTGTGGACTATTTCCCATGTAAGGAGTTCCATTAGTGGGAGATAACTTTGTATAATGCCAATTACCATCAACTACATCGTTAGCATCATCTAAAGGTTCAAAAGCTATACCATTTATGCTAAGATCAACAACTAATTTAGTCGCTGTAGTTTCACTGGCGTTATAATAAAGTAAAATACTATCTATAGAAATATCTCTTAAAGGAAGAATCTCTTCAGCTTGAAAAACTAAAATAGGATTAACAGGCAAGGGATTACCTATGGTAAAATTAGGTAGACTTGCATCAGTGGTTAAATCAAGAATAAAAGCATCCGAATTATCATCAGCTATAACTACAAAAATACTGTTATAGCCATTCACAGGTTCTATTTGGTTTAGATTCACTGAGATTATTTGTATCCCAGTAATTTTATGTGTATGGGTATTTTGGAATCTAAACCATTCATTTGTTCTAAAATTAAACATCCATATATAAATAGTAGGATTGCTTGAAGTATCACAAGCAGCTAATATAAATACATTAGAAACTTCACCATTTAAATAAATCGGCCCCATTCCACCTGCGATATTATTTCCACCGCAAGTTCCAATTAAATCCTGATAAATAGCTGAAAGGGCTTTAAAACTAATAGAATTTAAGCCTGAATAGCCGAGAGTAAAAATATCTGTGTCAGATAAAAAACCACCTAAACTACCATATTGAGAAACAGTTCCCGGATAAATAGTTCCTATTCCTTTATTAGAAGCCCATAAATGGTCAAAGCTAAAAGGATTAATTCCGCTATTCAAAGGAGAAACTTCTGTTATTCCTTGACCCCTTAATACAAATTGGGTAGGACCGGTACTAATATATCCAGTAATAGTATCTTCAACATCTGGTAAATTATTAAACCCTGCTCCAGTAGCTATCGCAATTCCATTTTGAGTAGTCAGAGGATTAAATTGACTGTAAGCTCCTTGTGGAGCTGACCATGCATATTGATAAGGATAATTATTAATTATTAATGATGAAGTTGTAACTATTGTAGCTACTGAACTATAAAGAACCGCTACTGTCGAAGCAGTAGCTCCAAGCACTGAAGTAGCAGTTACGATAGTTCTAACTTGGATAGTATCTATATTAACCGTTGGAATATTAGGAATAGTTATAGTTTGCTGGGGAAGTGTAATATTATTAGGATCTAAATTCCAACTTTTATAAGTATTCCAAGTAACTCCATTATCATCACTATATTGAAGTGCTACAGTTCCAGAACATCCAACAGTTCCAGTAGGACTGCAAGCAAAACCTCCAGAAATAGTGACCGCTAAATTACAAATCTGACCACCACCAACTGCTTGACTAGAAAAGCCTCCTAGACCGGGACTATTTGTTGTAGTTGTTCCTGATCCAGCTTGAGTAGCTTGATTTGTTTGAGAAGATGTAAAAGCAGAAGATACATAACTAGCTTGAGTTGCATTAATCTTCCAGACATTTTTAGCTATAAGTCTACCATTAAGTTCTGAAAGAAAAGAAGCTCCTAGATAAGTAGTTAAAAGACTTAAATTTTGATTATTGTGTTGGAATATAAATGGTGATCCTGGAAAACTAAAGTAACAAATTCCATTTATATTTTTATAAGATAGTGTGTTAGGTTTTACATTGAGAAATAACGTAGAACTATAAATTGTACTAGTATCAATAAATCCTATTGTGTAAGACCCAGTTATAGATGGAAAATTAGGTAATCCAGTTACTTGAACAGTTTTTCCATCTGCATTAAGATATACAAAAAATATCTGTCCGTTAAGTTCTCCGTAACCTAATAAAGCCGCTACTGAAACATTATTAACACTAAGGGTATTAAAAAACGTCGCAACTAAAGTTCCATTATTAACTAAACCATTAATAGAATCTTGAGTTAATTGCCCCGGTCCAATATAAGGATCGGGAGCTGAAGAATCTACTCCACCAAAGGGACATTCTCTCCCCCCATAAGTAATTTCCAAGCTCCCATTTTCCTGATCTAGTTTAAGAGCACCCATCAGAAATTATCCTTACATTAGTTTATTTGTATCCAAGAATCATATAAACCTGGCCTGAAGAAATTGTTGTAACTGTTAGTGGTCCTTCAAGCCAATCAAGTTTACCAATATCTAAAGTAAAAACGCCCTGTCCAGTAGCTCCACCATAAGCTTTAAATGTGAATGTTCGACCAGCTTTATCTGTAAAAGTAAAAATATCTCCCACAGTTACAATATCTTGCCATTTACATTCAACAACTTTAAAATTACACGGTGGCCCTATTTGTCCAGTAGCGTTAATAATTATCTGGCGACCTGTAAAATCATTTGCCATAAATTAGTTTTACAAGCCTCCTTTAGTTAAAGTTAAAAGAAACACCTAGAACAATACCATAAAAAGATGTAGTTGCAGTAGCTCCGGTAATGACTTGGATATTAATTTGAAAAGTGCTATCAGTAGTTACTAAAAAACTAGGATTAGTAATAGTAGCTCTAGCTACATAAGGATTAGTTTGTGCGGCTGTTGGAAAAGAAGCTCCACCATAATTATTAAAAAGATTAGTAACAACAGGAGCTACATTATTGGCAAACTTAATAGCATCTAAAGATGCAAAAACGCTAGTTACAGCATTTGCTCCAGTAGCATAAATTAAATCAATCCAATTAATCTGCATTCCTTTAGCAATAAAACCATTAGAACCACCTGTTAGAGTAGCTAAAACTGCTTTTTTAATAGGTGGCATTCCGGTGAGATTTAAAGGATCAGAAGTATTAGCAACTGAAGAAGGTCCAGGTTGTAAAGCTGCTGTACCAAATTGTTCTTGATAATTAGGAGCTGTTCCAGTTCTTAGTATATTTGTTAAATTTGCAACTATGTTATAAGTTGTAGAAGCACCATTTAAATTGAAAAAATTAGCATTAGCTCCATTGTTTTGATTGATATTATTTGTAGTATTACCACCTACAAGAGCTAATCCTGTAAATGGGCCTAGAAAAATCTGACCATCAGCAACTGGGCTATCTTGTAAAAATTGACCAGAAGTTCTCATTTTTTCCTCAGTCTAGAAAATTCATATGCGTCTAGCCGCGGTTCTGAAGAGTTAACGAAGTTAAAGATTAGATAAAAATATCAAAATCTTGTCCAATAATATCAGGTTCTTGCAGTTTAGGATCGGGAGCTAGTTCAACTTGGCCATCTGAAAGAACTTGGTTTATTTGTGCTTCTCTATCTCCAACTAATAGCTTGTCTATACAATCTTCTTTACAAATTAATTTCCCACGTTGCCACTCAAGTTCAATCATCAACTTCTTTCGGTCACACCTAGCACAATAATGCCAAGGAGTAAAATCTGTGCAACGTCGGCCATATGCCATAAGAAATCCTAATAAGTAGCGTGTCCACCAGCAGGAAATCCGGGAGGATTTACACCATCATACTCAGAAGCAGTATCAGAGCTAGATTTTTGAGAACGACCACTTTTACCAAGCGAGCTTAGTTTAGCTACACCTTTACGAATTTCAGATGAAACTAAACCATTGTTCTTTCCGGGAATATTCTCACCCTTCTTAGCCCCAATAGTTGATTCTAAACCTTCAGCCAAACCAGTTCCAAAACTCATAAAAACTCCTTTAAAGATTTTTTAAAGTTTAACGGGGCTAAGGAAAAGGAGCGCATTCCTAAAACCTCAGCCCCGGACCTAAAGAAATAGCCAGCAATTCTATTCCTTAAGGTCAACCTTATTCCTACGGCCCGTTAGAACCAAAAGTACCCTGCCAACGGAAACAGCTCGCGCTGATTCGCATACGGGTTTTTTGTTTTACAGCATCCGTATCGAAATCATCATCGAAATCAGTGTTAGGCTTTTCACGCATCCACAGAGTTAAAGCTGTGTAAGTTTTTTCTGCAAAGCCGAACCAAGCACTTCCTGATGTAAGATAATGTCCGACTAGGAATTTGTAGTCTTCAGGGATTAAGGAATTGATTGTGTTATCACTAGTGTAAGGTTGGCCCGAAGAACCAAGAATTTCACGAGCAATAAACACAAGTTCCGGTGGGATCAAGATATACTTAAACTTTACGTTAATCGGCATACCTTGATTATCCACCATACGATTAGCATAGTTAGTCATTAACTGAAGACCAGCTACACTAAGATCAATATCCGTAGGCGGACGATTTGGATAAGTTCCAGCAGCACTAATAATATTAGCTAATCCAGGCCCGATATTAGTCGCCGCAGCACCACCCAGAAGATAATGCTGATTATTAAATAACGACTGTCCATCGAAAGTCACAACTCCAGTAGTTGACGAAAAGCCATTATTAATAATATTCCAAGCAACTACTTCTTCTGTAAATCGTGTTGAACGAGCGAGTGCTTTAGGACCAGTTTTAATTAATCCATACTTATCATCATCCCACAATTCTTTAGAAGTACGAATTCCCAAAGAATAAGTAAGATGAGTAGCTCTCCGAGAGCCACCTTGAATCATATCCTGATAAGCAGTGGATGAATTTTCTGGTTTTTCCTGAAGCGGTCCAACGCCAGCCATCTCAAGTTCCTGCTCAAATTCCGAGTCAGAACTCTTGACGTTAAAAAGCATTGGATATTCTTTCTCCCGCTGTTCAAACTCATCAGCGTCGAGGTAGATTTTTTTCAACCCCGGCACCATAAGTTGTGCGAATTGTCCTCTTACTTGGGTCATTAAACAAACACCTCTAAACTGATGTTAGACGAAAAGTTGCGGATTGACGACCTTAAAGCGGGCACGGCCATTGTTGATAAAACCATCTACAGGATTAACACCAATAACAATTACAGCAGTGTTAGTTCCTACAGTGGTTTTAGCAATATCAATATAACAAGTCCCACCAGCATCAAGAGTTAATCCAAATTGTTGACCAATATTTGCCTGAGTAAGAGCATAGGTTGTTCCACTCGAAGCATCTACTTGGGCTTCAAAAATAGAATCACTCTGAGCCAGAAGAACTAAAGTACGCCCATCTGTCATGGGAGTACCGAGAGAAATATTAACTGCATTTGGTTGGTTAGGAACTGATCCCCAAGTTTGAATAGCTTGGTTTCCAGTAATTTGTCCAAAAACTCCAGGCGCACCAGCACCATTTGAAGCTAGGTTAGAAGCTGGAATATTAGAAAATCCTAAAATTCCATTGATGTAAGTCGTGCCATTCCAGATAGCAACATATCCTGTGGATAACATAACTGGAGCACCCGAAGGAAATGTTTGCGAAGCTTTTTCTGGAATACCTACAGTATCAGGAGTATTTCCAGAAACAGTTTGTACGGGAGTGACAGGAAGATGGACACTTAAAAGAGCTGCCATTTAAGTTAGTTTCCTCCAATGTAGATATTCAGAAAAAGTTTAAGCCCAAACTGGGCTAAAAGTTAGAAAGATTATTATTTTTCCCCCGGAATATATACAGCTAATTTGCCTTCATTTACATATTCGGCATAGTTTTTTCCGGGCCTACCTCCTGCGGGGGCGTTTTGTAAAGCACCCTCGACAGCTTTTTTAGAACGCTCGTGATGAAATCTAGGGTTAACCTGCATAAGCGCGCGTTCATGATTTCTACGAAGTTGACCAAAATACTTAGCTTTAGTTAACTTACAAGCTACTACGTCATCATAACTAAAATGACCATTTACATCAGTAGTAAGTTTCTTAGCTAAAGGAGATTTTGGATCTAAATCTTCAGGCTCAACATAAGTCCAACCTTGAGCTAACATTGGTCCTAAACGACGAGGAGTTTTATGAATCCAGCGAGCGGTATAATT